TAATGTCCTAAATTTGTTATATAGTTTCCTCTTATATTATATCCGGAGTACGCTCCTATATAAATAGATCCAGTTGATCTAGTATTGTAACCAGATAGTGTACCTATATAGATTGTATCTGATGAATTTATTATATTATTAGCTGCAGAATTTCCTATTATTACCGCATTTGAAATTCCACGTGAATATGCTGCTGCACTAGTACCAAATATAGTTGAATCCGTAAATGATCCGGATATTCCCGCCTCTAATCCTAATATTATATTATTATTAGTCGAAACATCATATACAGTCCCATCATCTACTCCACCTACAGCTGTAAATGAATTATAAGAATACAATGTGCTACCTGTTACCAATATTGGAAATATATTTGGTAAATTTAAGTTATCAATATAAGATGCTGTTACTGCATACGATGCTGATATTACCGAACTTGTACCATATGGTCCGTATAAATTTGATGATTGTATATAGCTTGCCGATATTGATGACTGTGCCCAACTTGCTGTTCCGGTTAGTGCTCCCACAAATGATCCAGTGAAAGAACCCGTTGCTCTTAAAGTTGTACCATCAAATGTTAGTTTAGAAACGCCTCCAAATGTACCATTATTATTATATTGTATTTGCCTGTCAGATCCACCTATTAATATTGCTGCCGAGCCAGTATTTACTAATATATTAAATTGTGTACCATTTCCCTTTGTAAATGTTATTGTATTTATATTTACGGAAGCAGTTACTAACGAATTTGGTGCGAATGATGCTGTACCTGCTGAATTAGCACTTGTGGCGTTTCCGAATATAGAACCTGTTATACCTTCATTTACCGTTAATCCTCCTAAAATAGTTTGCGATGTTCCAGAGCTACCGGTAGTTAGATATTCTGCTCTATTTGCAGACTCTACATTTGTTAATGCTTTCCATTTTGAAGTATCATCCCATTGACTTACATTTGTACCATAAAACCCATAGAATTGACTTATATTAGTAACAAATATAATCGTACCAATATTTCTTTTATCGGCGGGAATACTACCTGTTGCCGATAAATTAGCTAATTGATATGCCGTTCCTCTTACAGATGTTATATCTACAAGTGAATAGCTTGGGTTATTGTGTTGTAATATATCAGGATACTTTAATGCCATCTTTATTGTATATTTAATGTTACTCCGGAGGAGAATGCTCCTGGAACATTTGATTTGTAAATTTTATAACTTAAAGTAACTCCGTTTGATGTTATATTATAGTTTGATAGTTTTGTAAAAGCTCCAAAAACATCAGTCGATTGTTGCTGTATTTTTGTTAAATTTGGAAATGATGCGGGATACATAATATATGTATAGTTTGATGTATCATTATTATTACTATTACATTTTAAACTCCAATCCGATGAATCTTCTAATGAAACATAAACCGTATCATTATCAACTGCGGATTGTGCAGTAGTATTGCTTGTTATATCAATGGTACTTGCAACTAAATATTTTTTATAATTAAAAAAATAATTTAATGTAATAGGTGTAACATTTATACTATTACTATTACCTATAAGACTTATATTCACACTGCCCGTTGTTAATCTTGTGAATGATTGCTGTGAAATAGTTTGTGTAATTAACGGGTTTGATATTGCTGATAAATTAATGATAGTATCGCTTGTTGAACCATTTATACTTATTTGTGGCGATGCAATCCAATTGCCGCCACTATCTACACTTGATGATATAACAGTTCTATCAAAAATAATACTCTCACCAACAGCTGTATGCGTTTCGGAATCTAATAAAATTGAACCATATTTAATACTAAAACTATTTAATTTGGCAGTTTGAAATGGTGTAAATATATTACTAAAAATTGTATTAATATCGGTGCCGGTTGAAATTGTAGTGCCGGCCGGTATTCCACCAATATCAACTGTTGTAACAAATGTACCACTAACTGCAGCAGATCCTGTTAAGTTATTAGCATATACGTTACCATTTAAAAGTATGTCGCCTGATACATATTGATTAAGAGGTAGTAATGTTAATATACTTGAACCACTGCCAATTTGTATATAATTTTTACCTTTATTTAAGTAAAATTCACCATCTTGTAAACTGGCTACATCAATTACCCCCCGATTGATTTGTAAAATACCTGACATTAAAAATGTAATTTAATATAAATATCTTTAAATATTAAATTACATAATTAAGCTATTACTACTTTCTATCGGAGTTATGTTATAATTTTTCTTTTATTGCCATCCATATCTTTAAATATTTCTTGGTAATTAGTGCGTGGCTTATATTTTACCGATCCTTCTTTTTGTTTAAGCTTTTTAATTCCCAATGGATCTCTCCCCATAGGATGATCATCTTTACCATATCTAACAGTATCTTTTGGCCTACCAACTTTTCCATCTTCCTCAAGTTCCTCTTTTATCTTTTTTATTTCTTCCTCTACATTTGTTGGCTCTTCCGGCTGAGCGGCGGGGTCTACACCTTGCGTTTCTATTGAAGTCAATCGGAAGTTTTGTTTAGTATCTTCTAATATATTAAGCGTTTGCTCATCTTGTTCATCTTTAGCCATACCAAGAATTGCGTCATACATCCATTCTTTTGAGAACATTTTTGTTTGTTGCATTTGTTGTATCAATGCTACTTTTGATGTATACAATTCAACTTTTTCTTGTTCATATATTTTTGATGGCGTTGTAAGTTCAATGGTAAAATCGGTTAAACGGTCATCATTAATTCCTTGTGCGTATAAGTGTACTATTGCTACTTTTGTTAATTCCGAAACCATTACTCTTTGTATTCTCTCAATGGTTTTTGCAAAACGAACATCCATAGCTGCAAGTGTTGATTTACCACCAGTATCTTCTTCATATCCAATGTATGCTTTTGGAATTTTGAGAGATGCCATTAATTTATTTTTAAGGTAATTTAAATCATCAATCATGCTATATTCTAATCCCTTTAATGTATCTATTGAAGTACCATTATCACTACCACGAACAGGCATATAAAAATCTTCAATCATATTTTGTATGTTGAATTTAAGATTATATTCACCCGTCTTTTCATCTACAAACGGAACTTTTTTAGAGTTATTTATAATCTTCTGCATGTAGTTATCCACTTCATTTGGTGGAATATTACCTACATCAATTTTAAAAATGCGTTTTTCAGGTGCTCTCATTACTCTATGAATCAACATAGCATCTTCCATTAATTGTATTTGTTTCCAAACACGACGTCCACCTTCAATCATTGATTTACCATATGGTAGAAAGTTTGAGTCTGAATTTAAACGAAAGTGAGCTATCTCATAATTTTCAAATTCTTTTTTAGTAGTCATACCATATGCTCCTAATGGGTTTTGGTATGGTGCATAAACAAACTTAACACGTTGTGGATTATCCGGATCGGAATTTTCAACACGAGTTATTTCGTATGGAGAGTATGGAAATACATTTACAATACCAACTTTATCTGCTATTTCTAATTGTAAAAAGAAATCACCATATTTAACCAGGTTTCTTGCCCAAGGCCAAAGGTTAAATTCTACATTAAGAATATCATAAAAAAGGTTTTCAAGTATTTGCTTTACATGATGATCTTCGTGATGTATTTTAAGTACATTACCCATTTCGTTTTGAGCGGTGGATTCATCGGCGTATATATCTAATGCAGATGATAAGATTGGGTCTTGATCCATTGAATCGTAATCTCTAAAAAGGTCAATACGAACTTGTTGATATGCAAGTGATGAATCAATTTGCCCTGATCCATAATTTGTAACTTTTAATTTCATAAACCTATCAACCAGGTTTGTAGTCATATTTTGATACTCATCTGTATCAATTACTTTTGTACCCGTAGATGTCTTACGAACTATTGTATTTGTTGAAAATAGTTTTTGTAACCTACTAAATATTGATTTATCTGCCATTATATTATTTTATTAAATTCAAAGATATGTAAAAAAATTGGATTTACCAAGTTCTACATGCCCAATATCTCGCTTTCCAACGAGGGCCTGGGGTATCACAATTCATTCTTGCTCTAAATGATTTTCTTCTTTCAGGGTTATTCTTTTTAATAACCATTCTTTTTCCACCGGCTGAACTACCGCCAAATCCAAAGTTTACTTTAACCACATTACCTTTATCGTTCTTCACATATACTTTAAACTTTTTAACATCACCTTGCATTATCTTACCAAGTTTTACATTACGTCCTTGATACTCTGCTTCTAATAAACAAGGACAAGTTGCTTCCGATAATAATTGATTATATCCTTTCATAAAGGAAACAAAATTCCTCATTTCTTCCAATGTTTCTACATCGTATTCTTCTATCGCTTCATCGCAATCACAATTGCCTTCTTCTATTTGTTGTTCACTACAACCACAATCGGATTCATTCATTTCTCTATATCCCATAGATGTACTTTGGTAACGAGGTGGTTCTTTTTCCCAACAATTTCCGTTTTCATCACAATTTAATTCCATATCATTATCACATTCTTTACACATAGCACTTTCGCCTAATTTAGTTATCATTGCGTTTACTATTTTATCAGTTATTGCATGATTTTCATCATTAAATGCTTTAAGGATTGCAAGATACATCTGCTGCCCTCCTTTGATACGTTTTTTTTCTATTTTTAGTTTTCTACCATTTTTTAAGGTTACTAAAATATAGTCTGGGTTTGTATTTTCTTCCCAATCAGTATATACTTCGGATGCTTCATTTTTGGTTTTAGGAACGCAATTTGGTACTTCTTTACCATCTTTGTTTTTAGTTCCTACCATTTCATATCCTTTCCAACATGGGTTTTCCATTTTATAATAGTTTAAGGTTTCAATCTATAAATATAAAAAATTTAACGAAGTAACCAAGTTAAGTTTTCAGTTTCACCATTTCCTATATCCATTTGATATGGATTTGATTTTAATCCGTTTGATATATAGACACTATCATATTTTGCAATATGAGATGCGTTTAACATATTCTTTGTTAAGTCAATTCCCTCTTGTTTTAATCGTAATGCTGTGTTTCTTACCCACAGTCCAATTGCTAATGCCATCGTAAGGTCATCATTGTAACCCTTCATAGCTTCTGCTCTACCACCATTCCAAATGAATGTGAATAGCTCATCTATGAGTCTTACTGAACGAATTAGAATGTCTTTATTTTGTA